ACTTTTATTAACTTGTTCTATTTACTTACCTTGACCTCTATACTTTTTCTTTGCCTTATTGCGAGAAGTCGCGGAACGCAGAGTATACTGCGAGTTTCCTTGGCGAGTTTTCTTCGGCTTACCCTTGACATAAGTGCCGCCTTTCATCATCATAATTCAGTACCTCAAATAACGCGAGTTTTTTCGTGACCAACCCTGATACGAGGATCGCACCAGATTTCATAATCTTCTTCCTTGGCATCAAGACAGAATGAGACATCCTCACCGCACATGTCTTGTACATCACCACTCTCAAAGACTTGCATCTTAGGAGCAAACCAAGGGTATTCCAGGTTCTCAAATACACCCTTCTTGATCAGTACCCATCCGAAACCTGTATAATCCACGGTGAATGGTTTACGACGCTTCTGGATACTCTCCACTGTTTCGTGATTCATGACTCCGCCATTCTTACGGAAATCATCTTCTTCCAACCAGTGTGCGACAGAGGTTGTGTGACCATCCTCAGTAGCATACCATCCTGCAACAATCTCCTTCTCTTCTCCCTCTGCAGGAATTGCCATATCACAGAGTTGCCAGAACTTATCAGTATTAAACACAATGTCACTATCAATCCACAACTGATAGTCATATTCCAACTTACCATCCCAAGGTACTTGCTTAGGTCCACGAAGTACATTGGCACCCAAAACCTTACAACGGGCGAAATTAACCATTGATGAATAGTCTTGACTAATCTGAATACTCAGACCACTCTGTACCATATCAAAGCAAAGTTGTACAAAGTTCTTCAGGAATGTAAAAGAGCATCCACGTCCAGGAAGACAGAATACAATCGTCTTACCCCTCATCCTTTCTTTGATAGCAGGAATATCCCACTCTTCTTTCTTCTTCTTTGGCGCTGCCGCCTTTACAGTAAATCCTTTTGCCATAACGTGTTGATTACTTCAGATCAATTATAACGTGTATTATGTATGTTGTCAATAATATCAACAACTATGTTCTGTGTTCATTGGGAGACCATATACCTCTTCATATGATAAATCCCCAAGTTCATAATCGGTCCTCATTAAACCAACCATTCCCTTGAGGGTCTCCCAGGTTTTATTAAATTGTTTCTCACTTAGATTGTTGTATATACATTCATCCTTTGCATAGATGTGATATACCTTATCTCCAAGATATGATTTTTCCTTTTGGGACATTTTTACCTCCGGGAATTTTTTTCTGGGCGCGGAAATTTTTTTTCGTTTTTATATCTATAGGTCGATTTGTCACCTCTGTAGGTTAGGGTAGTTATCGATTTTTATATCACGCCCGCCGACGATATAAACGAACGCCCCTAAAAACACTGTGGTTCACTGATGCTTACTCTGATCATATCACGGAGACTAACTGATGTCAACCCCCGTGTTTATAAAGTATCACATAGACTGCCAAATCACCAACGGACAGGAGCACTCAGGTCCTCTACGTAACTATCAATCACTCGCTCAGATCCTTCCAACTCGAATAACTCTGACCAGTTAATCTGATGCGGGTCGAAGTCTTCCATGGTCTCTAATTCGAGCGTGATTCTGTAACGCTGCTTCTGTGCCTGACTGTAAACAACTGACATGAATCTGCTCCGTGAGTGATACTTTGTTATTATAGAATACCAGAGAGGAATTGTCAACCTGCTGTCTGATATTTATAAGGTCGGTGTGAGTTTTTTTGGAAATCCTCACAGGGTTTGTAACTGGGGGTCTTGACATTTCTGCGAAGAGGTGATAGCCTGCTCGCCAAGATCACAAGACTTGAGTACATTTTATTGAGAATAAAAAGACCCACAAAGTAACCACGAAGATACTCTGAATACACCCCTGAGTTACTCCCTCTGAGACATTCTCAAGAACGATAACAACAACCCAAACATATTTAAAAAACCTTTTTTAATATAAAAAAAGGGTAATCTTTATATATTTGAGTAGAAAAGGGGGCAAAATAGACCCCCTTACATGTTATCAGAAGTTCACAGGATTACCGCTGAAGTCTACTGCATCGCTGGTAATGTTGTCTCCTTCATTCTCAACAAG